GGAGAGGTAGTTGAGGATTATATTGAAGGAAGAGAATTTAACCCAGATAAAGCGTTACAAGCGGCTGTAGATTCCTCACAAACTGAGGCTATTGCCTCTACTGCTTTTGGAATAGCATTTCCTGTAGTAGGTAAAACATATAAAGGAGCTAAAAGTTTCTTATTTGGTTTAAAACAAGGAGATGAAAAAATAGAAACTGTTAGTGAAATACAAAGAAAACTAAAAGACTATGATGTTCCCTTGTTACCGGCAATGGCAGATGTTAACAGTAAAACCGCTAGTCTTTTAACTTCAGTAGCCGCAGTATCTCAATTAACAAAAGATACTGTTGAACGGTACTTAAAAGGTTACAATACTTACATGGGTAATCAAATAAGTCAAATATTAGGAGAGTTTAGCGGTAAAGGTCCAACAGCCCAAGGTAAGGTTCTTCAAAGTTTAGCTCAACAATCAGAAGCCGCAATACAGGAAATAGTAACTCCTATCTACAAAGTAATAGATGCAAAAGGAAACAATGTTACTTTGAACATTAGAGATAAAGCACGGGCCTTGGCAAAAGAAATTAAAATAGATGGTAGAAAAGTAAAAAGAGGAGATGACGGTAAACTTAAAAATGTTTTTGAAGCTCCTCAAGGACTTTCAGGGGACGTATCTTTTTTACAAACATTACCTCCTGATTTAAGTTTTACTGAAGCACACAAAAGAATAAGTAATTTAAAAACAACTTTGTTTAATTTACAAAACAAAACTGGAAAAGTATCCGTCAGTGCTCAAGAAAAAAATAGAATACCTGTTTTACAACAAACTATAAAACTTCTTGAGGAAGGAATGACTGAAGCGGCTGAAAGGTTATCTCCAAATTTAGCTAAACAATATAAGGACGTAACTGACTTTTACTCAAAATCAAGAAAAGTAGTTGAAAATGCATTTATCCAACAAGCAGTTAAAACACTAAAGCCGGCTCAGATAGGTAAAATTATTGCTTCTCCAGATTCAGGCGGCTTAGGCGTTGACGCTGTTCGTGAATTAATGAAACTATCTAAAAACTTAAAAGTAAAACTTCCAAAAGGTTTTGATGAAACTAAAGTTACTTTAGATGGATTATCTGTAAATCCTTTACAAGAAGTTAGAAAAGGTTTTTTAGAGGAAATACTTAAAGTTGAAGCAAGAGATGAGCCAATTAAATCTGTTAGTAAACTTAGAAAGCAGTTAAGTAGTCCTAGGTTTAAGGAAACATTTGATGCTTTATTTGACGGAACTCCGGCTAAAAATAAACTAAAAGTATTATTTGATGAACTAGAAATATTTCAAAGGTTTGATACGTTAGATACAGGATTATCTTTATCGGTGGCTTCTGGAGAGATAGGTACAATAAGAAACCCAAGAACTACTAATTTAATTAAAAACCTAATACCCTCCTTTGCGGCTAAAAATGCAATAAAGCCAGAAAAGATAGACAAAGCAATAAACCTATTAAAAGCAGTAAATGCCGCAGAAAAGAACGGTTCTGTTTTATCTCCTAAGTTTAACGCTACTTTACAACAATTATTGACAGGTCAAAAAGTGGGTCTAGGTTTAGGTGCTCTCATTAATGATGAAGAATAGAGGTAAGGTAAAACCTTCGCATAGATCATGCGTCAAAAGATCGTTTCATTAACTAAGAAATGATTAAGGAGAAATGACATGGAATATGTATATGTATACCGTGGTGTCAAGTACATCGTCAAGAAGTAATAAAACTAAGGGGTCTTAAGTGACCCCTTTTTTGTTACTCTATTTCACACGCTCCGCTAACACACGCTAACTCTTGAGAACCAGTAGTATTATCTTCCTGTTCAAAGTTCGACAGGGCTGACCAGTCAATGTCTTTAGGCATAGCATCTTTTAACTCCATATACTTATCTCTGCATATCTTTTCATAAGGAGCTTGTTGATATACATGATCGCTGTAAGGTAACAAACTTATACCGGAACAAATATCAAAGTTATCCCACACCCATTGCGCAACTTCCAAAAACTCGTCATCCGTGTAGTAAACTGTAATACTGGGCTTATGCTCACACCAATCGTTTTGGTAAGACTCCCATAATTTTAGCTGTTCTATCGCGCTGACCTTGACATCTCCTGACATACTAGTCGGTGGAGATTTAACCGGAAAGCTAAACACTAGGTTGGAAGGGTTCATTAAGTCATGTTCCACAGGGAACCCAGATTTTTCCATGAAGGTAGATAGTGGGTCTTTTTGGTCTCCACGTACTCGCCTAATATAATACTGAGAAAAGCGAGGGTGAATCCCACTAGCAGAGTCAACCAACTGAGAAACCGTACCGCTAGGCTTAACACAAGTAATAGCGGCAGACTGATTAATACCAAGGCGTTCCGCCCACTCTGCATTAGTGTTGATTGCAACATATTTCATCTCCTTTAACCATCTTGAATGCATAGTAGTAGCAGTCTCAGGTCTTTGTAAAACATCGTGATCCATGATCCCAGTAAGGCTAACACCTAGCAACGCCTCTTCCTCTGTATTCTTTTTCCATATCTTTCTTAGATATCTGAAGTCAGTCAAGGTAGCCTGTAGTGTTCCAATAATAGTAGCTATCTCAACTTTTCTTTTTAATGACTTAAGATTATCTTCAGGTCTAACAACAACCTCAGATAGATTACAGAATTGATTTGATCTTAAGATAATTTCAGAGCAAGGGTTAGTACCAAAATCTTGATTCGGGTCACGCCTTTCGTTTCTTGCCGCAATGTTCTGTGCCGCAACTCTACTGAAGATGCCACGCTCTCCTGCTTTGGACTCATAGAGATTCTGCATCTCAGCAAGGAAAGACTCAAAGTCAGGCTTTTCGGTGTACGCTACGCTATTGTTAGCTAACCTACGTTGCCCCTCTGCGTTCCACCAATCACCGGATTTAGCTCTCGCCATTCTCTGATCTGACAGGTTAGATAAACTAATTAAAGCTGATCTCCTAACGCCCCCTACTACCACAATGTCAGCTATTTTGCAACAAATATCGTGACATTCGATGGACGTAAGTTTTCTCCCTGCGGCTTTTTGAAATGCAGAGATACAAAAGTTAAACAAATCAATTAAAGGCTCAGGACCGCTAGCTCTGCCGCCAAAGGTTTTTAGTCTAGCACCGGACGGTCTGACTTTACTAACGTCATACTGAGGTATCTTCCCGGCGTACAGCATAGCTATAAGTTCTCTAAATGCAGATGCCCACCCTATCTTACTATCGGCCACAACGATTACGCTGTCTGACTTATGAAATGACTCAGCTATGATTGGTAGTTTGTTGACAAAGTTTCTTTCAACACTAAAGCCAACTCCAGTTCCGCACATAAGAACATACATCAGTTCATCAAATGCTCTGGGAGAATCTATGTGTAGATAACTACAGTTAAACCCGGCTACGTTATCTTTATCTAACGCCTCTCCTGCTGTCATAAGACATCTCATACTAGGCATTACATCAAGATCGTGTATTGCTTTAAATAATTTCTTACCCATCTTGCTGTCTATCTGTTTACGATTAAGCCAGAAGTCCACATATCTTTGAACGGTTTCAGCCCACGTTTCCCTTCGTCCCTCTTCTGGAATCCAACGTGCGTACCTAGACTTGTGTATAAACTGTTGATACTGATCCATTTATTTATTTTCCTCCTCTACTATATCTATTAATTTATTTAAGTACCACTTACATTTACCTAAGTCTTGTACTTGTTTTCCTTTGTAATCATATCGCCACAAGTATTTCATACAGTTACCTTTGAGGTAACCTTTAAATGCATGTGAAGACATGGATTCTTGAATAGCTTCAATACACTCTATTGTACCACAATTATAGTGCTTAGGTCTATAGATTTCTTCATCTTTTTTATTCTTCTTCATCTTCATCCTCTGCTTTAGCTATGTCATAATAATTATCGTGCAACCAACGAATGGTCCTATCTTCAAATCTTTTTAATAAATCCATAGGAGTTATATCCAAAGTTTCACAGATTATTTCGACATCGTGTGTATCAGCTATTTCCTGTAATAATTCATCGAAAGTTAACATTTCTTTTCCTTAACATATTTTAATAGCAAATCAATGTTTTCCATTGTATAAAACTTAAAATTTTCCTTAGCGCACCATTTGCCCATACATATCTTACTGCCTTTCCTAACTTTCTTTTTAGGATTAGATAGTATAAAAACAAGCTCCCAATCAGGAACGGAATCTCTTATTGATGTATACTTTTTAGTATCACCTATTCTAAAAAAACCTTTAGCCTCTATTAATATTCTTTTATTTTCATGCACAAAATCAGGCAAATAATTCCTTGCTATAATATAAGGTATTTTA